GGCTGCGGTCGCGGCATCCGCGACAGCGACGAGGCCGACCCCACCTCCACCCCGCCCGACGGCGCGGTCCTGGCCTGCACCAAGTGCCTCGCCATCTACCTCTATGACGAGGGCATCTGGCGCGAGCCGACCAAGAGCGAGCGCGCCCTGATCATAACCGATGAGCGCATGGTCAAGATGCTGATCTTCCAGCAGGAGATCGCGCTGTGGCGCGGCGGTGACCGGGACCGTATCCGCGCGTGCGTGATGCCGTTCCTGCTCGCGCTGGCGGCCAGCCAGACCACCGTGGACGTGGCGGCCGGGCAGATGGCCGACGCACTGATCGACGCCGACTTCCACACCTACCCGAGCGAGGAGATGTTGGAGGCGTACGCCAGTGACAAGTGACGAGGCCCAGCGCATCGCCGACCAGCTCGTTCGGTCGTTCAAGCGCATCGGCGACAACCTCAAGGCCATGACCGTGCTCGGCGACGTGCTGCGTGGCGATATCCCTGCCACGCAGATTCACCTCGCCGGGCTCCCGGTCGAGACCGTCCGGGAGCTGTCGGCGGCAGCCGCCATGCTCACCTCGCTCGCCGACGAGGAGCTGATGCGCCGTGGCTGAGGAACGCCGTCCCCACCTCAAGCGGTTCTGCCCGCTGGCCGCCCAGACGGGCTGCGACTGGTACCAGGTCACCTCCTGGTATGTCGGCTCGCCGCACAACATCCAGGCGGCCGACAAGGCGCTGCTGGAGGACGAGGCGGCCCTCCACATCGAGTCCCACTACGGTCTCAAGCGGACGTATTTCACGTGATCACGCCGCTCGGGGTCCGGGGGTGGCAGCCGGACGAGAACCTGGTCGAGCACGTCCGCATGTGCGGTCTGCCGATCACCGAGTTGACCGGCCCCGACCGAGCATGGGTCGTCGCGGGCCTGGCCGCCGCAGGCTGGACCGCTGAGGAGACAGCGGCCCAGCTTCGATGTTCGCTCCGGCTGATCCGCCAGATCAGGGCCGAACCGATGTGCGTGGTCGCCACCTATCGCGCTGATGGACGAGAAGTCCTACGAGCACTGGAAGGACGCCGTTCACGCCTTCGGCCTGGAGGCCGTGCTCTAGCCGACCTTCCTGCTCAACCACGCCGCCCGGCTGGGGTTCGCCCCGGCCGGGCGGTTTGCACTGCGGATGGGGGAGCCGAAGGTGGTCTTGCGCCCGGCCAGCTTGATCAGCCGGTCGTGGCCGATCAGGGAAGCGGCCACGCGGTCGGGCTGGTGCTGGCCGATCTGCCACAGCACCGCCTGGCTCTCCATCTCGGACAGCTCGTCGGCAACCACCCGGCAGGTGCCGACCTCCACGGCCTGGCGGAACACCGCCGAGCGGGCCACGGCGTCGCCCTTCTCGTGCCACGGGTGCACGGTCAGGTCGTAGGTCCGGCGGATGGCCGCGCTGGTCTCAGGGTCATTACCGTCGTAATCGGCGCGCAGGGACTCCCGGTAGGCGACGATGGCCCGCTTGACCACGTTCACGTAGGTGACCCCGGCGGTGTAGCACTCCACCGCGATCTCAGTGGCCTGAACCTCCATCGCGAGTTTCACCGCCGCGTGCGCCCACTCGTCCGAGGTCATGTGCCCGGAGCGGTCGTGCGTGAGCGCTACGGTGCCGTCGGGCAGCAACGCGGCAGCCACGATGCCCGCCTCGTCGCCCTTGCCGGTCTCGGCCGGGTCCACCGCGACGATGCGGAGCACCGAGCGCTCGGGCTGGACCCGGAGCCGGTGCGCGCTGAACCATTGGCGGGCGAACAGTCCGCCGTCTGGCGGTGCGGGCGCGCCTTGGTACAGCGCGTACCAGGCGCGCTCGCCGACCTGCTTCCGGCGCGCCTCGAAGTCGGCCGGGGTGAAGCCCAGCGCGCTATCCAGGTACTCGCCGTGCTCGCGATCCAGGGCGTCGGGGATGCCGCGCTCGGCCTGCGCCGGAATGTTGATGTAGGTCCAGCCGCCTTCGGCGAGCAGCGTTCCGGCGAGGTCTTCGGGGTGCCAGCGGGTCATCACAATGATGACCGACGCGCCGGGGTAGAGACGGGTCATCAGGGTCTCGCGGAACTCGGACAGGATGCGTCGCCGGTAGGTCTCGGAGTCGGCCTCCTGCGCGTTCTTCACCACGTCGTCCACGATCAGCAGCCCGGCACCGAAGCCGGTCATGCCGGACAGGATGCCGCCCGCCAGCAGCCCGCCCCGGCCGGTGCCGTAGCTCGTGGTCCAGTGGCCTACGGCAGTCTTGTCGCCGGACAGGCGCACGCCCAGCTCGTCGCCGTGGTCCACGATCAGCCGCCGCGACTTGCGGCTGTGCTCGGTCGCGAGGGTGTCCGAGTACGAGGCCAGCATGACCTCGATGCCCGGCCGGTGGACGTTGGCCCACACCGGGCCGACCACCGAGATGACTTCGGACTTGCCGGTGCGCGGCGGGGTGGTGACCAGGAACCGGCCGTCCGGGGTGTGGATGGCCTCGCGGACCATCTCGCTGATCTTCTCGATGGCCGGGGTGACCCGGTAGCCGGGCAGCAGGGCTTCCGCCATGCTGGCCGGGGTCGGGTACTTCACGCGCGCCGCCTTGAGCCGCAGCTCATCAAGGAACTGGTGGCGCTGGGCGTCGGTCCAGTCGCGCGTCTCGCGCAGGAGCGTGTGCTCGCTGATGGTCATGGCTACCTCCCTACGCGGGCGATGATCCTCTCAGCCAGTGCAGGAGCGAGCGCGTAGCCGGTACGGTGCATTCCGCCGAGGGTGGTGGCCGGGGCCGCCTTCACCCGCACGCCAGCGCGCGGCTCCCAATTGGCGCGGTCCTTGATCATGCCGATGCGCTCGGCTTCGGCCAGCATCTCGCGGGCCTGCTGCCACGCCTTCTCGGACGTGCTCGCCGACGAGGAGCCGAACCGGGCGCGACCGCCCACGGCACCGGCCATGACGCTCTTGTAGGGCGCGAGGTGGTGCACGCGCATGATGCTCGGGTTGACCAGCCCGGCAATGGGATCGTCATGAACCCACGTCACGCCGTGGGTCACGCCGGAGACGTTGCCGCCGTAGCGGCCGGTGGCCCACAGCACCCGGTCACCGGCCACGGTGCGGTCGGACTCGGGGCCGCGCGCCGTCGGCCGGGCGTCGATTGCCACTCCTCCGTCAATTGCCGTCGCGTGCCCGGCAATTGACGCTGCCCACAGGGGGAGTGCCGGAGCGACCATGTGCCAGTCCGGCTGGACCTTGGGCTCGGTGCCCCGGTAGCTGGTGACGACCGCACTGGACAGCACCGGCACGCCCCACTCCCGGTACAGCGCCATCGAGCGGTCGAACAGCGCGATCTCGTCCGCCGAGTGCCACGCCCGGCGCAGGACAGCGGCGGCGGCCAGCGAATCGGTCGGCCGGTTGTCGTCCACGACCACGATGCCGAGCCCGGCCGCCTTCGCCGCGCGGGCCAACGACGAGCCGCAGATGCCCGCGCCGACGATGATGACGTTCGTCATGCGAGCTTCCTCCACTCCCCGTGCAGGTCTGCGGGATTGACGCGGTACGGACCGTTCGGGTCGATGAGCACCTGCACCTGCTCGTACGGCGTCATGGGCTGGTCCTGGGTGGCGCGCGGCGGACGGCCGGGCACCTCCAACTCCGGGTGGACCGGGCCGTCGGTGATGATCTGGCCCTTGTCGTTGAGGCCCCACGCGGGGAGGCCGAGCGCGCGGTGCGTCCGCCAGCCGCCGTAGCTCCCGGCCGTGGTGACGATACGGCGCACGCCGCGCGTCGCCGCCAGCATCATGATCGCGCGGTACGCCTCGATGGCCTGTCCCTTGCCGCGCTCGCCGAGCCGGGTGTGGACCACGTAGACGTTGACGTACGCGCCGAACTCCGGGTGGGCGCGCTTGTTGAATCCGGCGATGATCACCGTGGACTCGCGCAGCATGTACGCCTCCAGCGACCAGCGCTTCGCCAGCGAGAACTCGCCCAGCACCTCGCGCTCGGGCTTGAGCTGGGCGGCGGGCACCCCGGCCGCCTTCATCTGGCCGACCTCGGCCTTGGCGAGCGTGGCGTAGCGGTCCAGCTCGTCGTAGTCCAGCTTGCGGAAGATGCTCATGCGCCGAGCCTTTCGGAGAGGATGGGGTAGAGGTTGTCGGGGTGGCCGCGCAGGACGCCGACGCCAGCGGGCGGGTGGTCGGCAAGCCGACGGCTGGCTGTGGCCCGGCCCTTCACCCATGCAGCGTTCTGCGTCCGGCCGAGCGCTTCGGAGCGCGCGGCGCGCCAGCGGGCCGAGTCACCGTGCTCCAGCAGGACCAGCGTCACGCGGTACCCGGCGTCCACGCCCGCCTTGAGGAAGCGCGCGTTGCCGAGCCGCGCACCTTCGCCGAGGACGATGGGGGCTTCGTGCTGGTACAGCCAGCGCTCGGCCACGGTGATCACCGACGAGCCGAGCGCGTCGGTGCCGGAGAAGCCGCCCGCGCGCCGCTTGCCCAGCTCCACACCGCGCACAGTCTCGCCTTCGAGCAGCAGGTCGCGCCGGGGCTGGCCGGTGGCGACGAACCGCTCCCACGGCTCGGTCAGCCGGGCCATCAGCGTGGACTTGCCCGCCCCCGGCTCGCCGATCATGTAGATCATCTGGTCGTCGGGCATGGGTTCTCCTATCGGGTGACGATCCGGCCGGTGTCGCGGTAGACCTTGCAGCGGTCCTTGTCTGGGCCATCCCACCCATGCAGCTCGCCGAGATAGTGCTCGGGGAAGGCGAGCTGGCGCGCCCGGAGCGCAAGCGGCGTGAAGTCGGACGGCACCCGGAGCAGGTGGTGAAGCTGCTCGTCAATGTCCTTGCCGATGTAGTACCGGCCCCGGTACCCCGAGTGGAAGTCGCACAGGCTGGTCTCGACCTGCGCGATGTCGCGCTCGGGAAGCCAGCGCGCGAGCTGGTCGGTCATGTTGTCCAGGATCGCGATGGACTCCAGGGAGTTGTCGCTGGGGATGTCCTGGAGCAGGGCCAGGCCCTTGCGCGGGCCGGTGCTGTAGGCGTGCCCGGCGTCGGAGGCGATGATCGGCACGCCGAGCACCTTCTGCGCCAGCTCGGCGGTCTTGTACGCGGCCCACCGGCCGTTGCCCCGGACGCCGCACAGCCGCTCGATCAGCTCGTCCCATCCAGCGCGCCCGGTCTGGGCCGGGGTAAGGAACTGGGCCGGACCGCCGTGCTCAGCGACCTGGCGCACGAGGTCGTCCCAGTGCGCAGCGAACTGGCGCACGTCGCGGTGCGCCCGGCGCTCGGTGCCGGTCGGCAGCGTGAACAGCGCGCTGGGCAACCGGCCGCCCTGGCTCACGGCGTAGGAGCGCAGCGCCGAGCCGAGGTGGTAGTAGGCGACGTGCCGCAGGACGAGCCACGCGCCGTCGGTCCGGCCGAACTGCCCGCAGATGGAGGCCAGCACGGGGTAGGCCGGGTCGATGTCCCCAGTCGCGACCTGGAGGTGGTGCCACTCGGCGTAGTGGTCGAGTCGCTGCCTACGGTCGCTGCGTGGGGTCACCGGGGAATCTTCA